CAGAGATGCGAACCGCAGCGGGCAAGGCAGCTAAAACGTGGCTATGGGAGGCGATACAGCCCCTTGAGGCGATCTACGTCCAGACGATCCAGCTATCGACCAAGGCTAAGCGGGATAAGTACGGGCGATTTTTGGCGGTGCTGTACAAGAGCGAGGCAGGCATGGAGCAAGATATGGACTACGCAGACGCCGAAGGAATACAGAATTTTTTTCAGAGTTCAATCAACAGGCGAATGATTACCGAAGGTCACGCAAAGGAAAGGTATTGGTGAATGACAAACGATCAAATACTAGCGACGGTTCAAAACGAATTGGAGTTGGCTCGAAAGGCACTCAGCGAAATGATTGCCGATGGCGAATTTTGGGACGAGCAACGGCGAAACGAAAAGACCCAGTACGCTTGCGGACGGGTCGATGGGCTTGCAGCGTTGGAGCGGAAAGTGAGAAACCTAATCGAGAAGGAAAGCCCATGAACCCCTACCAACCCCCTGACGCCGACGAAAGCCAACTCGACCGGATCGAGCGGAAGGTTGACAAGTTGAACGGCGAATTCCTGACCGTCTTGATTCTCGGGGCGGTCTTTGGGGCGGCGGTGCTGATTTTGCTCGAAGTGCTTCGTGTCAATGGTTTTAAGTTTTAAGTTTCAATTCTTTGGAGGTGGATAGATGAAATACGATGAGTTTATTCGGGACAAAGCCCAGTTTCGCGGCGGTCGCGGAATTGCTGCGGGTGATTTGCCGAAGTTCCTTTTTGACTTTCAGGAGTACCTAGTTCGGTATGCTCTTGAGCGTGGGCGATCGGCTATTTTTGCCGATTGCGGAATGGGTAAAACAGCAATGGAGTTAGCCTGGGGCGATGCGATCGCAAGGCATACGAACAGGCCAATCTTGCTTGCTACGCCGATTGCGGTAGGGGCTCAAATGATTCTTGAGGCTGAGAAGTTTGGCATACAGGCGAAGCGATCTAGGGATGGCAAAATCGACGATACTGCTTGCATCTGGATCACCAACTACGAGCAGTTGCATAAGTTCGATCCGTCGATGTTTGCTGGTTTCATTGGAGATGAATCCAGTTGCATAAAGGACGCAAAGAGCGAACGCAAACAAACTGTAGTTGAATTTTCAAGGTCGATGGAGTATCGATTGCTATGCACAGCAACGGCCGCGCCAAACGACTTCTTCGAGCTTGGGACATCTAGCGAAACGCTCGGCTACCTTGGTTTTCGCGACATGATAACTACGTTCTTCAAGCAGGAAACGTCGAAGGATCATAAGGGGTGGGGTCGAACAAAATACCGTTTTAGGGGCCATGCCCAAGAGCCGTTTTGGGCTTGGGTTTGCTCTTGGGCTAGATCGCTCCGAAGGCCAAGCGACCTTGGGTTTGATGATACTCGATTCATCCTGCCGCCCCTGGTCGAAACGGAGCATATCGTAGCAACGGCCAAGACTCGGGCCGGAATGCTGTTTGCAACGGCTGGACGCGACTTGCAAGAGGAACGCGAAGAAAGACGCAACAGCATTGAGGAACGCTGCGAGATGGCCGCCAAGGTAGCTCACGATTGCGACGGGCCTACGGTTCTATGGTGCGAACTCAATGAGGAGGGCCAGCGGCTATCGAAGATCATCGAAGGATCGAAGGAGATTAAAGGCTCGATGCCCGACGAACTGAAAGAGGAATACCTAACGGCGTTTTCCTCGGGGCAGATTAAGCGGCTTATCATCAAGCCGAAGATTGGGGCCTGGGGGTTGAACTGGCAGCATTGCAGCAACGTAGTTAGCTTTCCGAGCCACAGCTACGAGCAATACTATCAAGCTATCCGAAGGTGCTACCGATTCGGGCAGACCAATCCGGTTAATGTTTCGCTTATCGTCGGCGAAGGCGAAGCGGGCATTCTGAAAAACATACGGCGTAAAGCCGATCAGACCGATCACATGTTCCGTAGCATCGTGGCCCACATGAAGGACGCGATGCATTTAGTTAGTTCCGATTTCTTTCCTGAAGAGGAGAAGGTTCCATCATGGCTTGCCTAGATCAATCAATCACAGACCGATACGCGATTTACAACGGCGATTCGTCCGAAGTGTTCGAGAAGTTACCGAAAGACTCAATACACCTTTCGGTTTACTCTCCACCCTTCGCGACGGAAAACGGCGGTTGTCTTTACAACTACTCAAGCAGCGTTAGGGATCTTTCCAACGCTCGCAGCTACTCGGAATTCTTCGATCACTACGAGTACATCGTTAGTCACATCGCAAGAGCAACGCTACCGGGTCGGATTACGGCGGTTCATTGCATGGATGTACCTAAGCAGGGATCGAATTGCGGCGGCTTTACGGATTTCCCAGGTGACATTATTCGGCTCCACGAAAAGCTAGGCTTTGAAATGATGCCGAGGATTTGCATCTGGAAAGAGCCCCTGGCGGTGCGACTGCGAACAATGTCGAAGGCTCTTGCTCATCGGCAGATTTGCGAGGACTCGACGCTGACCAACATTGCAGCGGGCGACTACTTAATTCCGTTTCGGAAAAAAGGCGTCAACCCGATTCCAGTAACGCACGAAATAGGCCTGCTTGAGTACTACGGCGAACGCGAAGTTCCGAGCGAACTTCACAAGTTCAAAGGATGGAAGGGCAAGCAGACCGAAAACCGCTTTTCTCATTGGATATGGAGGAATTACGCTTCATGCTTTTGGGATGATATTCGCCTATCGAATGTCCTGCCCTACGAGGAATCTAAGGATGAAGGCGACGAACGGCATCAACACCCGTTGCAGCTTGACGTAATTCAACGGGCGGTCGAGCTATGGAGCAATCCCGGCGAGGTTGTCGCTACGCCATTTATGGGCGTTGGCTCTGAGGTTTACGGGGCGATTAAACTAGGCAGAAAGGGCATCGGCTGCGAACTCAAGCCGAGTTACTACCGACAAGCCGTCAAGAATCTTGAGGCTCTTTCGATCGAGCGGCCAAGCGAAAATCAGGATTTGCTTTTCGCATTAGACGAACTCGATAGCTAACCCCAAAGAGGCTGGTCCCCCTCGGCAAAGGTGCTTGCTATCTACCTAGCAAGAATCCCGCTGAACGGACTGGTGCGCGGTACGAGCCGGGTTAATCGACCTAATCGACCGTTGGCAAGTGGCGTTGAAACTTCCGCCGCTTGCCCCAGGGCCGCTCGTTCTAACGGGCGGGCGGCTCTTTTTAGTTTTTGTTTCGATGGCTTTTGAAAGGAAGATAATGAACGACGCAAACGAAAAGATTCTGAGGACTGTTGCGGCTAGAGGGGAAGCGGTGTTTACGATCGCCTGCAAGCCGTCTAAGTTCTGCTGCGAGTTCGAGGTATTCGAGATCCTTTCGAGCGAGCCTACCACCCTATGGAATTTGCCGAGCGGATCGAGGCCAGACCCAACCGACGACCTGTCGAAAGCCGAGCGGTTTTTGCATGGCTCGATTAAATGGGACGGGTGCTCAAATTGGCACTTCGATATTCAGGATGATTGCATGATCCATTTTTGTTCGGCTCAGGATGCGGCGGCTATCGGCGTATTATTTGCCGAGCTTTACAGGATCGCAGACGAATTGATTCCCGGCGGCGTTCGCTAGGGGCGGCTCTTTTACGCTCCGAGTGGGGCGTTCTAACTCGAAAGGAAATAAAATGGCAGAATCGAAATTTACCAAGGGGCCGTGGCGGGTCGAGAAGTCCGAGGCGTACAAAGATACGTGGAGGGTCACAGCAGACGGCCACAGATTAGCTAGCCTATGCGGTGGCGATGGCGAATTCGCACAGACGCAAGCCAACGCGGAGTTAATGGCCGACGCTCCAAGGTTGCTTGAGGCATTGCGAACGCTTCACGATTTCGCCTTGCCATTGCGTGAAAGGGGCCTAGCGGCAGAGTCCGAGCAAGCATTCGCAGACGCTCGAGCGTTACTCGAAAAACACGGCGGCTAGGTTATCAAAACAGAGGCTATTCAAGGTGGCCGGACAAGCTACATTTACTAAATCGGACTGACCGCCGAAACAAAACAAACAACCCTCCCGCTGTCGTGTCTCGATGCATCTGCATCC